GCATCGAGCTGGCGTTCGGCGCTGACGTGTACCGCGTGATGTTCTTCCCGTCATCGTTCTACGCGAACAGAGGCTTCCTCGAGGAGGGCGAGACGCTGCTAGTGAACGGCGAGGTCGATCGTGACGGTTCGACTGTGATCGGTCACAGCGTGTGCACGCTACAACAGCTCGTCGAGGCACTCTGATGCCGGTCGAACCGGCAGAGTACGCAGCGGCTATCGCTGGTCTAGCTCGAATCTACAAGGGCGGAGTCGAGATTCACGCTGGCGACGACGTGAAGCCCCTCACTCGCGTGAGCACCGGCTCGTACGAGCTCGACTACGCTACGGGCGGAGGCGTGCCTCTTGGCAGGTGCTCGCACTTCTGGGGCTCATACTCTGCTGGCAAATCTTTGACGGGCTGGCACACGATACGAGAAGCACAGAAGCTTGGGCTCGTGGCCGCGTACTACAACGTCGAGAAGCAGTACGACAAGACGTTCGTTGAAGCTCTCGGTGTTGACGCTTCCAAGCTCGTGGTCGTCGAGGCTACCGCGATCGAGGAAGTGGGCACAGTCCTCGAGGCGCTGCTGAGCTCTGTGCACGTCCACGTGATCGACTCGCTCGCTGGAGCTGTGTCAGTCGATGAGCTCGGAGCGAGGCTTGAGGACTGGCAGATAGGCCTCGCTGCTCGGGCGTGGGGCAAGGTGCTGAGGCGAGCTAACGATCGCATGGATCCGACCGAGAACGCGATCATCATGATCAACCACGCTCGCGACAACTTCAGAGGGGGCGAGGGCGCCCCCGGCGGTCGCTTCATCGAGCACCAGTCGAGCTGCACGATCCACTTCAAGCGCGGACCGTGGCTGTTCTACGATGGCAACGGTTTCCTCTCGCCGAGCAATAAGGGCGGCACGACTGCCGGCGTGAGCGGCGACATGGAACCTGACGGGTACGAGATCATCGCGCGCGTCGAGAAGAGTCGCGTCTCGAGGCCCAATCTCACTGCGAGGATGCGCTACGAGTACAGCACCAAGTCGCTCGACTTGATGTACGAGCTAGCGAAGGCTGCCGAGTACTTCAAGGTCGTCAACGAGACGAGTCCTGGCAGGTACGAGCTCGACGATGGCACGAGGCTGCACGGCATAAAGAAGCTTCGCGAGGCGATCGTCGACAGGCCCGAGCTGCAAGAAGCCATCCGTGCAGCTATGTTCACTATTCCCTGAGATCATGGTATAATGACATCATGATCACAATCACAAAGACCACGATCTACATGCGTGGACACGGCGTAGAAGTCCGCACTCCGAAGGGCACGGGTGGCGTGTTTTGCGAGCGCGATCCCGATTCACGGCGCTGGCGGCTGTTGAGGCTCCTGTGGCTGCTGGAAGTGGATCCTGACGACGACTGCGAATTCGTGTGAGCTACTTGATCGTCGACGTGTCCATGGTCTACGCTGCGAACGCTGCGAAGATGGGGCACTTGTCGCACAACGGCTACCCGACTGGCGCGCTGTACGGTTCGTGGCGAAGTATCATGGCAGCCGTGAAGCTCTGGAACGCTGATCAGGTCTACGTCTGCTGGGACGACGGCGGCACTATTGTCAAGCGCGAACTGTTCTCAGAGTACAAGTCAGGGCGTGAGGGCAACACGGTCGCTCGATGGTACGACTCGGCTACCGCGCTCGACCACAAGTCTTTCTTTCACATGTGGGTCGACGGGATGGGCTACGTCGACACGTCGTGTCCTGGCACCGAGGCTGACGACGTGATCGCCACGCTGGTGCGTGACGTGCTCACAGAAGACGAGTGCTTCATCATGTCGAAGGACCACGACTTCAAGGCGCTGCTGGACACGGACCGCGTGTCAATGGTGTGGGGCAAGGACAAGCTCACGTCTCTGGACTTCTACGACGATTTCGGAATGCAGCCGCGGCAGTACGCGATGTACCTCGCTCTTGCTGGCGACCCGACGGACTCGGTGCCCGGCATCCTCAAGCCGAGTCAGGCGAAAGCCGTTGTGAAACAGTACGAGGAGGACGGTGGCGACTTGGATCTCACTCCAGAACAGCTCGCAGCCTACGTGCGCAACGTGCGGCTCGTCAGCATGGGCGTCAAGGATCCCGAGAAGCTGAAGTGCTACTCTGGCCGCTACAAGCCCGAGAGTCTGTCGACGATCTACGAGAGCCTGGGCATGAAGTCTCTGCTCACCAAGATCGGTAAGGCGTGATCGACGATCGCGCAATCAAGGCGGGTCGTGCGTTCGAGGACGACGTCGCTGCGCTGCTCGGAGCTGAGAAGGTGCCCGGCAGCGGCAACCAGTGGTACGCGAAGCTTGACGTCGGCAAGGTTGGCGAGCTGCTGATGTCACTGAAGTGGACTGGCGTCGACCCGTTCCCGAGGCTGTCGACGCTGATGGCTGAGGTCGACGACGCGATCCTCGCGCCTGGCGGTGCCGGTCCTGAGACAGCGGGCGCCGTCGTCACTGGCGGACCCACGCAGCGGACGATGGTGCACATAGACTTGCTCACGTTCGCGAAGCTCTTCGAGGAGAAAGCCAAGCTCGCGAGGCAGTCGAAGGCTGACGCTCGTGTCGAGCGTTCCAAGACTCCCATCGCGCTGAGGGACGAGACGTGAACATCGCGGTGTTCACTCCGACGATGAGGCCGGGAGGTCTCGACGTTCTCGAGGGCACTCTCGCTAGGCAGACCGTGAGACCGCAGATGTGGATCGTGTGTGACGAGCGGAATCGCAGCCAAGTTCTGGGCGACATCTCAGATCGTGTGGACGTGCCTCTCGTCGAGATGATCCCGCCTGAGAAACAGACAGGCAACATGCGCAACCTGGCTGCCGCGTACAACGAGGCGGCGGAGATCGCGCTTGAGTGGGGCATGGACGTCTTCGTCAGCCTGCAAGACTACATCTGGGCGCCGCCAGACGGGCTCGAGCGCTTCGCACATGTGCACTCGAACGTCGAACAAAAGGCGCTCGTGACTGGCCTCACGTCGATCGCTGCTGAGCCGTCCGTTGTGCACGATCTCGAGGGCGACTACACCATCTTCGCTGAGCCTTACTTTGACAAGCCGACTGACATCGAGTGGTGGGACGTTCGCGAAGACCAGATCTACCACAGGCCCGACAGCGGGAACCCTGTTGGCCGCGTGATGCCCGACCACTGGGAGGCCAATTGGGCGTCGATAGATATGCGGCTGATCGACGAAGGCATTCGCTGGGACGAGAGCTACGACAAGGGCGTCGCGTACGAGAACATGGACTTCGCGCGGAGAGCAGACGCCTACGGTGCGTACGTTCTGATGGACATGGATAACCACGCGATCTCGCTGCCTCACAAGGACTACTTCGAAGGTGAGCGCGAGGCGATCGAGCGCTACAGCAACCGAGCGTACTACGAGTCGAAGTGGCTCGCGAAATGAAGATCGTGAAGAGAGCTGTGCTCACGCTTGCGTTCAACGAGCGATCGCTCATCGCGGAGTGCTGCAGGCACGTGGCTGACTTCGGCCGATCTTCTGGCGCTGTGAAGAAGCATCTGGTCTTGGTCTCCAAGAGGCCGTGGCACGGCGAGTGGCAGCAGGACGAGACTGCAGACATCGCGCGACGCGCCGGAGCTTGTGTGGTCGAAGGCGACTGGTACTCTGAGGCTGACCAGCGAAATCACGGACTCAAGTTGCTCAAGGGCTATGACCTCGTCTACGTGCTCGACGCTGACGAGCGGATGGGTCTCATCGCGTGGTCATCCCTGGCCGACTCGGCATTCAACAACAAGGATGCAGAGGCGTTTTCTGCCTCGCGGTGTCACGTGTTCTGGAAGAGCATCAACTACAGGATCGTGCCGCGGCAGCCAGAGAAGCCCGTGATGGCTGTGAGACCGTCAGTCCGTTTCGAGCACGCTAGGAGGCTGGCGTACGGAATCGATCCGTGCGTCGTCGACGCGTGCGAGCTGTGGCATCTCTCGTACGTGAGAGACGATGTCGAGATGGCTAAGAAGATCACGACGTTCGAGCACGCGAGCGAGTTTGACACGGCTCGGTGGTACGACGAGGTGTGGCTGAAGTGGACGCCCGAGATGCGGAACCTCCACCCTGTCGTGCCCGAGCAGTTCCACGCTGCTGTCGAGACGAACGCTCCCGGGTGGTTGACGGGATGACAGGGCTGATTGTCGTGTTCGGGAGCATTCTCGCTGGCAGTCTTATCGCGCAGCTCGATCAGGCTAGCGGCGTCATTCTCATCGTGATCGGCGGCATCTGCGGCTGCGTTATCACGTGGATCGAACTCTCGTGATCAGCGTCGTGATACCGCATTGCGTCGGCGTGTCGGGAGCAGACGAGGCTCTGCGCGAGTGCGTTCGCTCGCTTCGGGGCGAAGGCGAGATCATCGTGATGGCGAACGAGCGCAAGGGCTACGCGTGGGCAGTCAATCGTGGGCTCGAGCTGGCGAGCGGTGACAGGCTTGTAGTGGCGAACAACGACTGCTCTGTCGTGCACGGGTCCATCCGCTCGTGGGAGTGGCTCGACGAGATGCAAGTCGTGACACCAGCCATTGAGCCTGAGCCTCGAGACAGGATGCCTCGCGCGTTCTTCTGCATGACGAGGCACGTGTACGAGCTTGTGGGCGGATTCGACGAGCGCTTCGAGGGCGGCTACTTTGAAGATGACGACATGATCCGCAGGATGCGAAGCGAGGGTGTGCAGTTCGTCTATGATGCTGACGTGGTCGTCCACCATCTGAACGGCGGCGGTCTCACGATGAAAGCGATCGGAGAGCAGCAGCACTTCGACGCTAATCGTCGACGCTACGAGGAGAAGTGGACTGATGTCTAGTAAGGTGCTGTGTGCCGATTGCCTCGAGTTCGAGTGCATCTGTGGGCAGGAAACCCGAGCCGCTGTCGAGCGACATCACGAAGGACCTGTTGATTGCAGAACTGAGAGTGAATAACGACAAACTCTTGATGAAGTGCAAAGAGCTTGCGATGCTTCTCGACGAGTTCGGAGACGATCGACGCGATACTGATCGAAAATTGACGGCGTTGAAGAGCGCGACTTTCTTCCTGGCTGCTGGGTGGGCAGGCATGCCCGTCTTGTGGGCTCTGTCCGTGACCGGGGTGATTGGGTGAGCTTCTCCGGTTCACATCTGGTGACCAATAAGGTATCCTTGGCCATGCATCGGCAATCACACAGGAGCTTCCGGAGTGCATCGGGAGCAGTCAGGAGGCACGATCCCGTCCAGAACTGAGATGTGGAGAGCCCTCGGGTTCCTCGACGAGCGCAGGGAGGTAGGCGTGGTAGGTGCCACGCTAGCAGCGTACGAGAAGGTAGCGCGATCACGATGGGCGCTGTCGATCCAAGAGGCTCCGCACGGCAAGAGGTGGCACACGAGTTTTCACGCATCGCGGTTCCCGTCACACGAGGCGGCGAGCTGTGATCGAGCGGCGATGTACGAGATGCTGGCTGTCCCTCCCCCGAAGCCAGCATCTCCGTCGCTCGTCGCGATCTCTGACGCTGGCAAGGACATCGAGGTTCAGATCGTCACTCGGTGGTACAGCGCAGGGATCCTTCTCAGCCACCCGCCGACCGATCCTGTGCAGCTGGGCTTCGAGGATCATGAGCACTGGTTGACGTGCTCGTTTGACGCGATCCTCGATCTGCGGCCTGACTGGGACGCTGTGCATCCCGTCGACGTGAAGGGCAAAGACCACTCGGTGGTCGAGGCGATGATCGCCGGCAACAAGGGCCCCGAGCTCCGACATGTTCAGCAGGTCACAGCGCAGACATATCTCGCTCGAATGCACCACGAGCGGATGGGGTGGGACGAGTTGGGTTTCGAGAAGGCGAGAGGGGCAAGCCTCCTCTACGTCAGCCGCGCGAGGCCCATGACGATGCAGGAGTTCTACATCCAGTACGACGAGGATGCTGTGAACATTGGGCTCGAACGGCTGGAGCGAAGGCAGCAGCAGTTTGTGGACGAGGAGCTGCCAGAGCGCGATCCGTCGTGGCAGTGGATGGAGGACCCGTGCAGGTGGTGCGACTTCAAGTCGTACTGCAAGAAGGACGTGCGCAAGGGCGTCACAGAGCTCGAGCAGTCGGCGGCTGTGGCTGGCGCGCGGAAGGTGAACCCGTTCTACGAGTACTCACTCGTACGACAGGCCGTACTCGACAGGTGGAAAGGAGGAAAGGCATGAGCGAAGCAGAGGTCGAAGAGGTGGTCGAGGAGGTCGCAGCAGACGACGAGGGCGGAGACGTCCTGCGGTCGCGTGTTGTCCTCGCGGACGGCAGGACGCACGACGTTCGCGAGAAGTGGACGACGGTCGTTCGCTACTGGGGCAACGCGAAGGAAGGGAGCGCTCTTCTCAAGCTCTCGACATCGCCGACGACGAGAGTCGCGGTGAACCCGGACGCTCTCGTGGACGTTCTCGAACTGACGCGATGAACGTCGAGCAGGCCGAAGCGATCGTCATCGAAGCGAAGGCGCAGGGCGTCGTCGTCTACGACACGGGCGATGCAGTGGCGGACGCAGAGGTGCTGCTGAAGCAAGCGCAAGACGCGTACGACGGCGGAGTGCGGGGAGACCACGTCACACGCATCCTCAAGATGGGTGGCGTGCTCTCCCCTGGCTCCCAGGGGTCGTCCAAAACTGAGACAATAGATACCATGGCTCAGCCTGTACCGGTGCAGGAGAAGAGCTCTGGGGAGCTCCAATCTGGGCATCCTGACCCCACGCCTTACCGATCTGCAGCAGAGGGCTTCGTTCAGGCTCAGGGCCTCCCTGTCCCGCCGGCGATGGCTGGCGAGCCGAGCGAGATGCCTCGCGACTTCACGACTGTCGGCGACCGTGAGATTCGTAAACTTCACGGAGAGTACGGCGCTTACCTCGCCCGAGTCTCGTTCCTTCTCGGCATCGAGCGCGCTGACAAGGAGGCTGCCGAGCGGCTCGCCGAGCACAACAAGAACAGAGCGCTGCGCGAGGCAGCAACGTCACCGCATTACGACGGCACAGACAAGATCAAGCCACAGCACGTGATGTTAGCAGAAGCTGCTGCCGATCCCGAGGTCGAAAAGTGGAGTGAGCGAGTCGCCCAGCACGAGGCGAACCTCTCGCTGCTATACACGCTTCGCGACATCTACTCGGGCCACGTCGAGCGGCTATCGAAGGAGTGGCGAATGCGCGTCGACGAGTGGCAGATGTCGGGCGGCAGCAGGTGAGCAGCTTTACGACAGTTGGCGGAGTGCAGTCATTCGCCCAGCCGCAGGAAAGGCTGATCGTCGAGATCCTCGTCATCCGTTCACGCAACAAAGCAAAGCGGGCGACACGCACGTGTACTTGCAGTGGCCTCAGCAGATCGTCGACTTCCTGAATCAGAGCGAGGTCGAGCTGATCGTGACGAACGTCGAGTACCGATCGACGTGATCGTTGCCGGCATCGACCCGTCGAGCGGAACTACGGGCATCGCTATCGTACAGGACGGTCGGACACTGTTGACTCACACGACATTCACGGCTGACAAGGCTCACACGCTGTCGCACAACATGTGGGAGTTCCACAAGCAGCTGCACAAGCTCGCGATGCTCTACAAGCCTCGTCGCTTCGTCGTCGAGCGCGTGTCAGTGTCTTGGAACGTCAACACGATCCGACGCATCGCGTACTACGAGGCGATGGCGATGATCGTCGCTGAGCGACGGCGGGCTGAGGTCGTGCAGATGAACGTGTCACAGGCCCGGAAACGAGTGCTCGGAGCGGGCAACGCCACGAAGGCTGACGTCACTCGCGAGATGAGCTTACGCTGGAGCGTGAATCTCACGCCAGACGAAGCTGACGCCGCGCTCCTAGCGCTGGCTGCTAGCTAGTCCGCTTCTTTCGCGCACGCTGCTGGACTCGGGCGATTGCCGCCGCTGCGTCCACGATCTCGCGAAGCGCTTCGATGTCGACGAACGCAGAGTAGCCGTCGTGGCGGATCAGCACTTCGCCGTTGATCACGGAGAGTGTCGCCTTGTCGAACGCGTACGACTGGTACTCGCGCGAGATGTAGCCCGGCATCCTGGCCTCGCGCATCCGCTCCTTGCGAACGGTGAGGCTTGGCCGCGCGACTGCGTCTTTGAGCGAGAAGTGGGTGTTGCGCGCCTTCGGCTCACGCTTGGCGACAGTGACGTCGTCACACTCGCACACGAGCTCCATGCAGTGTGGGCAGTAGCTGTTGTTGCTCAAGAGATCACCTCAGCCTTGGCGCGCTGGAAGAAGCCGAAGCCGTGTTCTTTTGGCTGGAAGGTCGCCGTCAGCCGGAGCTTCTTGCCGACGTAGTCCTCGGGCTTCGCGTTGGGCTCGCGGAGCGCGCGGGGCAGGTTGCCCAGCGCCTTGGTGTTGAGGTCCCACTTCACGATGATGCGAAGGGACTCGCCGAACTGCCCGAAGTGCCACTTTGCGCTGACGATCTCCACATCGACTGTGTGACGCCCTTCGGGCACGGGTTGCGTGAAGGTCGTGAGCTGACGATCCTGCTCGCGGAGCTCCGCGATGCGCTGTGAGCGCTCGATGTCACGATTGCGCGCCTTGAGGATCGCTTGGGCCTGCTTCACGCTGAGCTTGCCGCGATACTCGAAGCGCCTCTTGACGTCGAGGATGAACTCGTTGTCGCCGGTGTAGGCGAGGAGGAAGTCGACGGCCTCGTCACCGCAGTCGCGCCCACAGCCAGTGTCGAGCGTGGGAGTTGGCTGTGGGCGCAGAGTAGCTGCGCGAGCCGATTGGTGGCCTGCGGGTGCGCCGTTCATCCTCAGACCTCCTGGCCCAGGAGCCGGGCCGCGATCGCGATGTACTCCGAAGCTGCAAGGTCGATGTCCTCGTGGGCGAGGTCGCCAGAGGCGACGTCCTCGTCGATGAGCGCCATCGCAACGTCGGAGGGATGAGGCTCCCAGTCCTGGGAGTAGGCGTCGAGGATCAGAGCCTCGGCGCGGTCCTGCACGGATGGTGTGGTGGTGGTCATGTGAACATTATACCACAGTGGGCACAGAATGTGAACTATCTTAGACCCCTGTCAGCCTGTCGAGCCTCTCCATGGCTGCCACGTCCCCGGCTCTGGCTCGATCCAGGAGGATCTGCACGTACTGATCCTTTAGGTCATGGATGGCGTGAGACAGTGAGATCGTCTTGGTTCGCCCGATCGGGAGCCGCGCGATCTCCTTGCCGTCGCGCTGGACAGAAACGAAGCTCGGCTTCTTCACGAGCTCCACGTTTTCCTGGCGCACCAGGAACTCAGCCAACGGCTTGACGTCTTTTGAGACGTACGTATGAGCAGGGTTCATGCTCCTCCTTTCGTTTTACTTGTCATTATAACTAACTATCGCAGGGAAGGGCACCCTTGCCCAAGTTCCTTCCACTACCGGAAGCTGTGAAGTACGATGTGACCAATGCTCTTGTACCGATCGCACGAGGCTCTTGTGTCAGCGATTGGCTACCCGGCGTAGGCGACCGCCAGAACCCTTGGCGGTCCCGACGGAAGAGCTCGCGCATCTGGTCGAGCGGTGGATCGAAGCTCACGAGCGAGCTCACCCTAGACGAGTGAAGTTGGATCCCGGCGGCTTCGGCACGAAAGGGCCTCTGCAGTACCTCGCTGAACGTTGGCTCGTCACCGAGTCGGGCGTGTCGTTTCACTGGCTCGTGACCGTGCTGGAGCGACGCTGCTCGACGGTCGCGCTGTCGATAGCCGACGACCTCCTGTGCGCTATAGGTAAACCGGATGCTCTCGGCATCGAAGTGCAAGTCGTAGCGAACCCTATGTGGGCTCGCTCGAGGGTCGAGCGCGAACTGAGAAGGAGAGGAATCGAAAGCGATGACAAGTTCTGGGACTGGTCCGAGCACGACAAAGCCGCCGTACGCTCCGCGGCCTGAACTCGTCGACAAGAGCGTCCAGACGCTCCGGCTGAAATTGCTCTCCGACGCTGAGGGCACACAAGCGTTGTTGAACCTCGCGGAAGAGCTCAGCCGCGCGAACTGCGAGCTCTCGTACCAGTCCGATCGTGGCGACCACAAGGTCAACGCGAGCGAGTGGGCTGACTTCGACGCGTGGCAGCGGTCGCACGGCAGGTCTGGGAGCTAGAGGGAGGATAAGTAGGCATGAAGATCGATTCTGGCTCTCCTAGGCGAACTGTCAAAAGCATCCGAACGCGTCGCTCGCGACAGCGTCAGGGTCAGTTGCGACGCTGCTCTTGTGGGGGTGCAGGAGCGATCGGAATCGCGATGAACGCAGCGACAGGCGCGTTTACGGCGACTGTGCTCGTCAGCGTGAGTCTCTTTGTGGGCAGACGAGGCATTCGAGGCGTGATGGAGGGCCTGTGGTCAGGTTTCGGTGACGAGGAAGAGGATGGCTAGACGCGAACTGAGTCAAGAAGAGCGGCAAAGGCGCAGCGATCTCGCTAGGCGGCTTCACGCTGAAGGAAGGTTCGGCGGACCCCAGCCTGGAAGCGGCAGGCCTCGCAAGGCTCGAGCGGCGCAGATCGTCGCGGAGGCTGCGAAGGAGACTGAGAACGCGAAGCTGATGATCGCTTCCCTGAAGGACGCGCTGCAGCCGGGACAGCCGCCTACCGTGCGTGTGCAGGCTGCGAAGACGTGGCTCGAGATCGAGCAGAAGGAGGACGCGCTGCAGCTCAAGGAGGAAGTCGTCTTCGAGGGCCTCCAGCGCGAGCAGCTTCAGAAGGAGCTTGCAGAAAGGCTGTTGAGACTTCAGGACGCGGGCGCGCTGCCCGTCATCGAAGCAGAGGTAGTGCGTGAGGAGCAGCGTGAGCTCCCAGCAGCTTGAGCTCGACGCGATGGTCGAAGCGCTCGACGCGCTGAGCCCTCAGGAACTTCTCGAGCTGGCCAAGATGGCGTCTGCTCTCGAGAAGCGAGTCCACCTTGCGGGTCCGCGTACAGACGACGAGCTCCATGATTGGATTCACGATCACCTCAAGGTCGACGTCCCGCGCATTGCAGTGTGTGCTGATCACTGCGCTCCGTTCGACTTCCTCTCGGACGTGTACTTCGAGCGCACTCTCGCGTCGATCGCTATGGCGAACCGCGGCGGAGCGAAGACGTTCATGTGCGCCATCATCCACGTGCTAAACGGCAAGTTCAGGCCCGGCGTCGAGATGGCGTCGGTCGGCGCGATCGAGGCGCAGGCTCGCCGAGCGTACAATCACGTGCTGAAGCTCCTCGCTGTTGAGGCTGGCAAGGTGCAGGCTCACGAGAACCCAGACATCGAAGACTCGATCATGCTCCAGACGCGATGGAGGAACGGCAGCAGGCTGGAAGTCCTAGGCGGCACCAAGAACGCCGTGAACGGTCCTCATCCGCAGAAGGTGCACTTCGACGAGGTGGAGCTCGCAGACCCGGTCGTGTTCTACGAGTCGCGCAACATGTCGCAGTCGAAGGACGGCGTGATGGCGCAGGACTTCATCACGTCGACCCGCAAGGGCGCTCATGGCATGATGCAAAAGCTCATCGACGAGTGTCACGAGGCCGAGAGGCAGGGGCTGGATCCGCCGTACAAGCTCTACGCGTGGTGCGTGTTCGAGACTGCAGCTCGCGTCGACAACTGCATCGTGGCGAACCCGAACCTCAACGGAGCCAAGGGATGCGGCTGCGATCGCGTGCTCAAGGGCGAGTGGGATGACGGGACGCCGAGGACGTTCGACACTGTCTGCAAGGGCAGGCTCGCGCGCTCTGACGGGTGGATCCCCCTGTACGACATCCACAAGGCGTTTAGAACGAACCCGCAATCCGTCTGGGAGGCACAACAGGAGTGCTCACGCCCGTCGACTGAGGGGCTCGTGATTCCCAGCTTCACTCGCGAGAAGCAGGGAGTGAGAGGTTTCGTGCCAGAGCAAGAGAACGGGCCGATCTTCATGTCGATCGACTGGGGCGGAACCAACCCGTTCGCTGTCAACTGGTACCAGATGCTTCGCTACGACGTCGACGTGCTCGGCTTCTACAACTCTGGCGCAGCGAACAAGAAGCTCAAGGAGGGGACGCTCGTCTGCTTCGACGAGATCTACGTGGCCGAGATCAGCAACACCAAGATGGCTAGCATGATCGTCGATCGCGAGGCGATGTGGAAGCGACAGCTGGGAAGCACGTGGCACGTCTCGCGGAGGTTCTGCGATCCGCAGGGCAGGTCGCAGCGCTCGGAGTTCGCCGATTACAGTCCTCCGCTGTACACGACGTTCGTCGCCACTCGCGACGTGAAGGAGCACATCAAGAAGGTCAAGGAACTCTTCGAAGACGGGATCTTCGCTGTCGACGTCGGGCGCTGCCCGATGTTCTGCGACGAGATCGAAGCGTGGCACTATCCCGCTAAGCGCTCGGCGTCAGTGGACGATCCCGAGATTCCCGTCAACGACTTCGACCACTGCATGGCGAACTTTCGCTACGCTGTGGCGAACATTTACCAGCTGATGAAGGCGCAGCGCAGGCAGGGCAGGATGCCTCGGGCGGCTGGGAACGTACACGGGACAGTCGAGATCCTCAACCAGCAGAAGCGCGTGATCGTGAACAAGGCTCCGGGGCAGTACGTTCTCGGTCCGGCCAGCCGACCGCGAGATCGACAGAGATTCGAGCCCTAGGAGAGCGATGAAGGCAGAAGAGGGACATCTCGATCTGGCCGCGGACAACGGCGCGGTCAGCAACGAAGTGAAGAGCAGGCTGACGTCACGGGATAAGGCTCCCACGACGAAGGCAGCTTCTTCGCGATGGGTAGCGTGGGACGCGCTCAGCACGACGCTGGGTCAGCCCTTCGACAACACCAACATCCCGCTGAGCAAGCTCGAGCAGATGCGCAGAGACCCGATGATCGCGTTCGGGTTGATGTTCTGCAAGGTGCCGCTCGTGCGATCGCAGTGGGTCATCAAGTGCGAGCGCGCGGACATCGCTGCGTTCATCGATGCAGAGCTTCGGAAGGTGTGGGGCAGGCTCGTGTTGTCCCTCTGCAACGACATGGACTACGGCTTCTCGCCGGTCGTCAAACGTTTCACGTACGATCGGCCCGAGACAATGTACATCGACAAGACGGGTGGCAAGCCCGAAGAGAAGAAGGCGTGGGACAAGGACATCGACGCGATCGTGTGGAAGCCGTTCTTCCCGCTCGATCCGCGGAAGTCTGAGCCCGCGTGGAACAAGGCTGGCGAGTTCGCCGGCATCAACTATCGTGATATCAAGGGCCCGACGCCCAAGGTCAGCGGCTTGCCCGCCGACGTTCCACTCGACTACGCGCTGTGGGCGACGAACGAGAAGGACTCGGTCTTCGGCAGCATCTGGGGCTACCCGCGCACCGGCTACGCTTATCGCTTCTGGTGGTCGTACTGGTACAAGTTCGCCCTCTCGGACAGGGCGTTCGAGCGCTTCGCGGATCCCGCTCTTCTCGTCTACCACCCGCAGTCTGGCATCGATCCGGAGACAGGGCAGCCTGTCGACTACCAGGACAAGGCGCTCGACATCGGCACGTCAGCTAGGTCGGGCGACACGGTCGCGGTCCCGAACTCGATGGTGATGGGCCTCGACGACCGCTCGTCGAACATGCGCGAGTGGGAGATCAAGCCTCTGGAGGGCGACCCGAAGTTCGACGCCCTGAACCAGGCGTTCGAGTACTTGGACGTTCAGAAGCTCCGAGCGCTGATGGTGCCCGAGCAGGCGCTGATCGAGGGCAAGGGAGGCACGTCTTCCCGCAACGTCGCAGCCACGTTCGGCGCAGCGTTCCAGGAGTCGATGTCGGTGAAGATGGCTGAGATCACCGACCAGGTGAATCGCTACGTGATCCCGCAGCTGAAGGATCTCAACTTCGGCGCTGACGCTCCGCGGGCAGAGCTGGTGGCTAAGGGCTTCGACCAGGAAGACATCGAGACGATGCGCGAGATCGTGCGGCTCGTCGGGCAGGTCAGCCCGCAGGAGCTCAACGCTGACATCCCGGCGATCCTAGACAGGCTGGGTGTTCCTCGCAAGACGTTTGAAGAGGTCCAGCGCCAGCTCGAGGAAGCAGCTCGAATCGCGCAGGAGACCTTGCCGCCTCCCACGTCGCAGGAAGACATCGGTGAAGGTGCTCCGGTCAACGAGCAGGGCCTCTACGAGACGCCGCAGGAAGTCATCTGGCTCTCGGAGCTCCCGAAGACTCGACAGTACAGCGACCCGGAGATCATGCGTGAAGCAGACTTCATTCGCGCTCTGTGGCAGGACGAGCTGAGGCGGATGTACGCCCACTTCGCAGACTACGTCGAGCGAGGCTTGCCTCCGCTGCTTCTCTCGGAGGACGCCATTATGCTAGCGACTAATCCCGGCAAGACACTGGTTGCGAGATGGCGCTATAGCTTGGCTGGCGCAAAGGACGCGATGGAAGGCGCGTTCTACCGGGTGATGCAAAGGGCAGCAGGTCGCGAGTTGCAGAGCTTCGGGCTCACCCAGTTCAACTTCAGCATGGACAACCAGGACGTTCGGGACTGGATGGCCAAGCGCGGAGCGTTCCTCATCCGCAAGGTCGCCAGCACAGTTCGCCAAGAGATGCGCGACTTCCTCACGGACAGGCTAAAGGAGGAGAAGGATCCGGTCGACATTGCGAAGGACATCCGCGCTCACTTCAGCCAGTTCCCGGACTGGAAGGCTGACCGCATCGCTAGGACGGAGATCCGTGACGCGTACAACGCAGCCACTCTGCTGGGCTACAAGTCGGCGAACGTGCAGATGGTGCAGGCGTACGACGGCGGAGGCGGCATCACGGGAGAGACGGATGCTGAGTGCCTAGCCCGCAACGGTCAGATTTTCACACTCAACGACGCGATGCAGGAGGACGAGCACCCCAATGGGACTCTTGGCTGGAGACCAGTGTGGCCAGGAAACTTCAGCGCGCAGGTCGTGCCTCAGGCTGAACTACCCGAAGAGGGCGCGATCAGCTACTGGGAGGAGTCGACAGGCACGCTGTACATGGCGGAAGGGCTCGGCGCGGAGGAGCGCCAGGAGATCCTGCTGAAGCTCGGCGACGAGCTGTGCAAGGGAGGCGACGATGGGTGAGCTAGGACGACGCGTGCCTCTCGACTGGAAGCACGTCGAGAAGTACCCTCTGAGGCAGCTCGCAACTGCTGACCAGCCCGTCAACGTGCCAGTCACGATCGGCGTCAACTGGTACACGGAGTTCGACAAGCCTGCTCGTGATGTCAACGGTCGATGGTGGGTCGCCAAGAACGGCAAGCTGACGGGTATTCGAGGAGGTCACTGCGTGTGCCTCAAGCCCGGCAAGAGGCCGGACATCGAGTCGTGGTGGAACTTCTACGACCAGGGCTCCGAGGGCGCGTGCGTGGGCTTCGGTTCCTCGCGGATGATGTCGCTGCTCAACCGCAAGCGGTTTGACGCTCGCTGGCTGTGGGATCGCGCGAAGCAGGTCGACCCGTGGTCAGACACGAACCCTGGCGATGACGAGGGCACGTCAGTCAGCGCTGGCATGGACGTGCTGAGGAAGTCGGGTCACGTCCCGTGGAGGTCTGCGTACGCTGGCAGGAACCACGTCCAGCGGGCGCAAGAGAAGCCCGCGCTGACAGAGGGCATCGCGCGTAATCGCTGGGCGACGACAGTCGACGAGATCCTCAAGATGCTCGACACTCCGCTTTGTGACTCGCTGCAGGCTGTTCCCTTCTTGAACTCGTGGGGTCGCAGCTATCCTCACATCACGTGGATGCCGCTGTCGGTGCTGGGTCGCCTGCTCAGCGAGTACGGAGAGGCAACGATGGTCACGGACAGGTGATCAAGGCCAACATCAGCCCGGAAGAGAGCGTTCTCCAGAACCTGGAGGCGTGGTGCTTCGAGGTGGGCTCGCGCTTCGAGCAGGCCAGCGTTCAGGCTGCTCGAGACTTCGCCGACATGGGTCCGGGTCCGGGCACTGTTTGCGATCTCGGCTCGGGCGACGGGGCTGCTACGAGAGAGCTCGTCGGGCTCGGATTCGACGTGCACGCTGTGGACGTGAACGGCACCAAGCTGGGACACATCAGCGAGCTGGCTACGACGCACGAGACAGACGCTGTGAACTATCTTACTGAGAACGCTGTGGACAACGTCTTCGCTCATCACAGCTTGGAGCACATGGTAGACGTAGAGCGTGTGTTGCAGCTGATCAGCCAGTCGCTGAAGCCGGGAGGACTGTACTACGCCATCGTGCCTGCAGGTGACCACTTGCACTCGGTGCACCACGTCGTGTTCGAGTCGCACGAGGAGTTGCTGCCCGCCGGGCTCGCGCTGATCGTGGGCCGCGAGCAAGAGCGCTTCTGCGAACGCGAGTTTGTCTGCGTAGCGAGGAAGTTCTGATGGACCTCATCGCTCACAAGAACGGCGACTCGCTCGAGCTGGCTGTCTACAAGCCCACAAAGACAGGAACGGGCAACCCGTGGCACGATGCGCGCACGGGCCGCTTCACTGACGCGCCTCCCGGGGTGAAGCTCATCCGCGGCCTCAGCGTGTTGCGCGAGACTGACGGCTCGACGAAGGCGTTCATAGACCAGCGCATGAAGCACACCGGCCCTGACGCGATGGCGGTCGCCGACGCGGGCAAGGGCAACATCCAGGTGCTGCTGTTCAAGGAGGGCCGCAAGGTCGACGACTTCACGGTCGCCAAGAACGTGAAGGAGGCTACGAAGCAACAGGAGAGCCCAGGAGGAAAGGGTGCTGGGGGTACAGGAGATACCAAGGCAGACCCGATTGCTGATCAGGTGGGTCAGGCAGTTGTCAAGGAGCAGCAAGTCAGTGAAATGGCTGACGCGTTGGATGCACTGTACCCTCAGGACGTCGTCTGGGATGCCAAGGACCTCTTCTCGCTCGCGAGGGACAAGAAGGCTCGGGAGAAGGCGGAGCGCGAGAAGACAGAGCCCGAGCCCACTCCTCCCGAACCGACGCCCGAGCGCGAGTTCACTGCTCCCGAGCGCATCACTCAGAGGTGGCTCGATTCCGAGCTCCCGAATCTAGACGCTGAACAGGCGAAGGCGCTCATCGCGCAGCTTCGCGGACGAGGATGGGGAGACCGCCCAGGCTCTCTGACTGATCGCGTGTACCCGAAGCTCTCGGAAGACGTTCGCAAAGAGCTCGGTCTGGAAGAGAACACTGGTGAGCCGCCAGAGCCTCCGAGGCCCGCAGGGCTCGAGAAGCCCGACGAAGCTTCGTTCCCTGTTCGCATCGAGTACCTTCGCGCGTACCGCGAGTGGGCAGCAAAGTGGGATCGCCATCTAGTCGACTTGATGAACCAGTCAATCACTGACAGGGATCTCGAGCGAGAGAGGCGGATTCACGAGGGTATCACTGAACACAGAAACGCTGTGACGCCCAACATCAGCGAGCTCAACGAGAACGCAGAGCAGCTAGGCGATCTTCAAAATCACGCTCTGTTCTATCTCGACGATCCAGACTGGGGACCCAAGCTTTACATCACGGCTGCTAACAGCTCGTGGTGGCAGGCAGCGGAAAATATCGACTTCAAGACCTTAGGTCTTGGCAGTCCTTCGCAGACGCTGCCTGCGAACACGCAGATTCGCAAACCCACTGACGCGCTCAACAAAGACCGATGGCTCACTGTGCACGCTGAGCGCGACGAGATCGAAGAGATGCTCGAGGACGATCCAGACAAGGCAACGCTTCGTCAGCGGCTAAAATCGATCACTCGAGAGATAGACGAGCTTAGAAGGCTAGCACCCTACTCTGTCGATGGTGAGCCGTTCTTCACGCTTGACGAAGCGAAGGCTGACGCTGACGAGCTGGGTCACTCAGTCGTAGACAAAGAAGGCGCACACGTCTACACGCCCCCTGTCAACTACGACGCTGCTGGGCTGGCTGAAGAGCTGAGGCCTTACGCGACAGAAGCAGAAGTGAAGCAGCTCGTAGGTCTTCGCTCTGAGACGTCAGTGCACGAGAGCGTCAACGAGAGCCGCAGGCAGCAAGCTCAGGAGATCGAGCGCAGGATTCGGCGGAAGATGGAGTCAGCGCAGCCTCCTGTCGACGTCGTTGAGAAGGTGCGGAGCTCGAGGATCAGCTCGACGGCTGTCGCTGACGCGTTCAAGAAGCTCAGGCGCTACTCGTCGACTGGCGACAGACAGTGGTCGAGGCAATATCTCGCAGAGCTCGTAGAGGCGGTTCGCGGTGACACGCGCGACGACGGAAGCGCGATGGCTGCCTTCACCAAGGTCGTGATCAAGAACTTGCCAGGGCTCTACGGGCAGGCGAGCTGGGACGGCGAGATTCGCCTCGCGAAAGACATGATGGAGTCGGCGCTCAGACAGATGAAGCGAACGATAGATCCTGGCGTGATAGACAGGTCGACGTACCAGGCGTTCAAGGTCATCACGCACGAAGCGCTGCACATCTCGGTCACTAAATACGAGCGTTCGTCGCGCTCGTCCGAGTACGCGAGAGAGCCCGGTCGTTTCATCGAGGAAGCGCTGGTTGAATCGATCTCGAGGCACCTCACGAAGGAGATGCTCCTCGACGCGGGAGTAGAGCGCATCAGGGCGACTATGGGAGGGTACGAGTCTTCGCTCGGCGCTGAAGATCCGTGGCGCGAGGGCTCGTACCCTGTCGAAGTCGAGTGGCTGAGAAAGGCGTTCTATAACCCGCTGCGCGATCGCATCTTCGAATCGAATCCCGAGCTCTCGGAGCCCGAGATTCGAACATACGCGATGGCTCAGCTGAGAAACGTTCTAGATGGGTCTAGCTCAGTCGTCGTGCGGCTAGCAATGATGGACGCCATTCTTAGGTCACACGGACACGAAGAGGGGTTGCAACTTGACGCTACTGACGCCGGCACTCGCTCGCTAGTGCGTGCAAGCCCGGAGCTGATCGAGTTCCAGTCTGGTGACACTAGGCTGCCTGTTGGCGGATCTGTGCCCGAGGCGCCCAAGAGCGAGATCGAGATTCTCAACGATCGCATCGACGAGCTCGAGAAGGCGTTCATGACCAACCAGGCGATCCTCGATCGTGGCGGCTACGACGAGAACATCGAGACGCTGCAGACTGAGATCGAGGAGAGGCTGAATCCGCTCTACTTGAGGCTGGTCGAACTTGGCGCTCCTCGCGACACGATCGCCACCGACACGGGACGTGAACGCTTGACGGGTCGCTCAGACGCGCAGATCGACGATGGTGATGAGATTGACGGACCAGCGCTTACGCAGACTACTGAGCAAAAGCTCAAGCCCTTTGACGTCAAGAAGCCAACGCGTATCAAGGAAATGGTCGCCAAGAGTTGGCAGGTTGCGAAGGACGTGATGTTCGAGTTTCGCGAGCACGAGCACTACGATCCCGAGGGCAGGACTGAGCGCGAGGCTGCGAAGGATGTCGTCGTGCGGCGACTTGTCGATCGGCTGAAGGACAACGAGGCGTTCAACAAGCAGTTCAGCGTAGACGAGACTGTCGACTTTGAAGAGTTGGCTGTCGGTGACCTTGTGAAGATTGGCAGTTACTTCGAGCCCTTCAGGGTGTTCGAGATCTCGGGCACTCACTACGTCTTTGAGTCGAGAGATCTCGGCTTCCTTGAGGGCACGCCAGAACAGTTCGAGCAGATTTACGGGATGAAGCGCGTGCAGAAGGGCGGCTTCACGATGAGGTCGCATAGTTTGACAGTCGGTGACAAGTTCGTCATGTCGAACGAGGTGTGGATCGTTGACGACGTCGAGCGCGCAGACGCTGGACCGCTATCTGAGATCAAGGTGCTTACCATTTCGAACATGGTGACCGGCGAGAGTCGCAAGTACGACATGCCCGAGTTTCCTGACAGCGTGACTGTCGGCTCGAACGTCGAGGCAGGCATGCTCAACAAGTACATGGAGTGGCGGCACTATGACGATCCGAGGCACGCAATGGTGAACGGTCTCATCGCGACGTGGGCATCGACTAGCGCAGATCATCACGAGCTGGCGCTTGCCATGCAGAAGGCAGTCGCTGACGAGATGGGCGTAACACCGCCCGAACGGTTCACTGACCGCGTAGAGTGGATGGACGCTGAGGAGCTGTACAACGCTCACGGTGAAGCGCTGCGAGCATTCGTCAGGGCAATGTACGAGGAGACGCAGGACGCTCTCGCGAAAAAGGGCATCGATCAGTTGTTGCTGTACAGGGGCATGACGTTGCCCACGAGCGTAGCGAGGCCCGAAGGCTCGGGTGGCGCGTCTCTGAGGCAAGGCGAAGTCTTGCTACAGCCAGCTTCTTCGTTTTCGTACACGTACGGCACGACCAAGCCCTTCGCTCGGGACTCCAGCAACCGATCTGATGACGGCGTCGTGATCGCTGTGCAGGTGCCGCGCGAACGCGTGCTAGCGTCTGCATCGACGGGATGGGGTTGCCTCGAAGAGACAGAGTTCGTGATCCTTGGCGGCACTGAAGGAGACACCGCGTGGATCTCTGCGACGATTCAGGACCACGTGCCCGAGGAGAAGGACTTCTGGTCAAAGGTGAGCGACTTCCTCGAGGGCAAGAAAGCTGAATTCGGGGCTATGAAGCTCCAGAGTTTGCCGCAAGGCGTCAAGTACTTCAAGCTCGCGTCGGGTCCTGGTGCATCAGTCTCAATGCAGTTTTACCTCGTCTTCGACGGCTGGAAGCGCGGTGACGACACCGTCTTCTTGCACGTGAACGAGGAGCTGTCTAGCCTCGAAGATCTGGGTTCGTTCGCGGACGCGATCGACGAGCAAGGTTACCTCGAGTGGTTCGGCACATCACCCAACGTGATCCCGATGGATGAGAGTCGCGTTAACCCGTTCCTCACGATCGCCGAGGCGTACGGCTACTACATGGCGCGCCTCGAGGACGGCGTTCGACCAGGTGATGCAGAAGCGCTCGCTGGTCTCGTGAACTTCCTGCGCGAAAATCACTACGACGACGACGAGATCGAGGCGTACATGATGCAGCTCGGGTCCGCGCTGCACACGTGGACGCCCGAGAAGATGCGCGATTTCTTCCAGAGCCTAGGCATCGGCAAACCCGCGAGCGGAGTTGCTTTGCCGATCCTAGCTCAAGCGCTCGACGCGTACCTCGAGGCTGAGGTCGACGAGTTCGACATGGCGGACGCGTTCAACAACGTGAACAGCGATCCTGACTACGCTGACTTCACGCCTGAGAACTTCGCTGAGGTGATCTTCGACCGTGCGATGGAGGCGGGTTGGGAGCCTGATTTCGCGCTCGACTTCGTCGAGCACACGCTGGGGCTGCCCATTCCGCCCAGCGTCAAGGAGTATCTCGAATTCGACCCGGGCAGTGTGGCTGCGGAGCCTAGCGTCGACCCGTTCGAACAGGCGTTGGCGTCGATGAACTTCGACAGGGGCGACTACGAGGCTGTCATCAACTTCTTCGACGAGCTCGCGATGGAGAACAACGGCTTGCAGAACGTGGAGAAGTGGGAGGCCGCTTTGAAGAAGAGGCTAATCGAGCTGGACTGGGACGAGGAGGCGATCAAGAACGTGTTCGACTACCTCGGCTTCGGCTAGTTCGGCAGCGCGTCGATGGCTTCGTCGAGCCAGTCGTAACGGTCTTTGGCGAGCTCGTAGAACGGCATCGCTCGAACTTGGTCGGATGTCATGCCCTGCTTGGCGAAGTGGGCTGTGAAGTCGGCGGGTCCGTCGAAGTCGAGCGTCGCCTTTGGCCAATCGGCGTGACGGTCCTCGCTGTCGATGTCAAGCGGTTGTGACATCTTGCCCCTCCGCGATGAGCACGTTGACGTCGCCTTCCCACAGCGGCTCCTCCCAGTAGCCTCGCGCGAGGACTGACTGGGTGTTGAGCTCGGGTCCGAGCTTGCCGTTACTGAGATCGAGGATGCGAACGCGCTCTGGGGTGTCCGTATCTCCGTCTGTGACGAGCATTTGCTCATTCACCCTTCTGTGCGATTGCTCTCCAGGTCATTCGCTGCTCCTTGTCAACGGGAGAGCCCCTGAGCGAACGGAGCTCTCCCTAAGGTTATCCCATGTACCTCAGGCTTCCGGTGCACCAGGAGCGTCGGGAGAAGCATCCACGCGGGCGCGAGGAGCCTCTGAAAGCTCCTTCTGCATGTGGAGGCTCTCCAGGTATCCGCTGACACCCGTGTTGCCCGGGAACTGGGCTACTAGCCGCTCGACGGCAGCGATCTTGCTGTCGAGGTCACCCGGCCCGCTGGTGATCTTGTATGCCGCCCACTCAGGCGACTCTGGTGAGACGCTGCTCACTCTGCTCCTCTCGCTTGAGGTACGACGGGTCGCCGAGCGTCGAGGCTACGCAGACTCCGCAGATGTCGATGCGCAGCGAGACGTCGTGGTTGTTCTGACGTGCGACAAGTCTGTACAGCCCGTTCTTGTCGATCGTGCGACTGCAAACGTCGCAAGTGACGATGGTGACCTTCACGCGCTTTCTCCTTTGGTGAACGATGTCTTGCACGTCCCTGCCTTGAAGCTGAGCCCGATTCTGGGCATGTCTGCACAGGCGCACTCGACTTCGAGGCACGTAGGGCAGAGGTGTTCGGTTGTGATCATGGTGTCATTATACCTCCGACTTGCTCAGGAGTACACGTGGACGCCCTTCATGGTCGGGCGCCTGGACATTTCTTCGTTGACGGCATCGATCGCGTCGGGATCGAACATCGAAGTGTTTTGCTCGACGAGCAGGTCGAGCAGCGTCTTGGCGAGCTTGTCGTCTGCCATCGCCTTGAAGTTGCGCAAGCGACCCGTGGGTCCGCGACCCGACCCGAGCACGCCGTTGGGCACCGTAGACGACTTTGCCTTCGTCTTCGGCGCAACGTTCGGGATGTTGAGCGGCTGCAGCTTCTTCTCGGTCGCTGTGCAGCTGCAGTCGATCTCGAGACAGTTCGGGCAGAGCGGCTTCAGCTCAGGCATCTTCGTCCTCCTCGGGCTTGGTGAAGTCCAGCGCGCAGTGACACAGCGGACACTCCTCGGGAACGAGGCTGCCCTGGCCGTACTCGACTTCGTAGTCGGCCTCGATCCCGTCGGCGTGGACGCACTCTGGGTTCTGACAGTACACTTCGACTACCTCGTGACGGTAGCCAGCCAGCCAGCGGTCGTGAGCGCTCATGACTACTTCACCTCGATGTCGTCACACGTGAAGTCCTCGATCGCAGGGCCGTCCGGGTAGTCGGCCCACGTGATCTGGGTGGATCGGTAGGTGGACACGGCGTCCTGTTCGCCGTCGTCCAGGCGCACAGTGACCTTGGGCGGGTAGAACACGCCGCGTCCCAGCTCGTCGTCGTAGTCTGCGTCCGGGTCGCTGATCGCCAAGACGGTGCCGAGCGACTCGTCCGCGTAGAGGACGCGCGAGCCGACGGACACGACGTTGCCGAGGGCGTCGAGGACGCGGTAGTCGAGGTCCGCCATCAGAATGCCCTCGTGTTGCCGGTGACTAAGGACTCGTAGGGAGAGCTCGTGAAGCGCCTGACGTTGGGAAGGGACTCGGTGTGGACGCCGCGACCCGCGAGGCGGGACGCGTTGAGCTGCCGGGTCCTGGCGCTCTTGGCCTGGATCGGGGTGAGACGGACGAAGCCTGCGCGAGGCTTGGACACTGTGGGACCTCCTGGTGTGGTGGTGAACTCCATGTGATCATTATACACTACATGTGACCATTAGGGAACAGTTGCTTGCCTGTTAGGTATAGCCACGCCTGGTTGCAGTCCCGAGCAGGTCAACACACACGTGCGCTTAGAAGCCCCGTAAGGGGGCTTCTAGAGCGTTGATGAGGCACTCTTGCCATTCGAATGGGTAACATCGTGTACACGTGCAGGTTAGGATGGCACTTGTGGCACGATACGAGTTGACGGCTACGATCATCGCCGGTGACTCGTGTTCCCAGGTCGACTGGGAGCGAATGGCCGAATCGCTCGTCAGGCAAGACATCTCAGCAATCGCGCTGTCGTGGAACGGCAAGAAGCGAGGTCTGCCGAAGTGGATGAAGGGCGATCTGCCGCTGGACTACGTCCACACGCCTTGGTGTGACAGCTTCGCTGAACAGCGCCAGGCGTCTCTCGAGATCGTGAAGCGCAAGTCGCCGGAAGCGTGGGTGCTGTGGATCGACACCGATGACACGCTCGAGGGCGATATCCACGAGGCGATGGACGAGATCCAGAGCGAGCACACGACAGGCGCCTTCATGCGCTACGACTACGGGGTCGACCCGGACACGGGAGTCGTCGTGGTCGAGCAGCAGCGAGAGCGCGTGCTGTGCTTGCGGACGAACTGGCGCTGGCGGCACCGAGTTCACGAAGTGTGCTACGCTCCGCCTGGCACGCAGATGGCCTGGCTCAAGAGCGCGTGGATGCGACACCACAGGGTGCCCGGCGAGGACAGGGCCACGCGAACGCGTAATGACAAGCTGATCCGCATGGCGCTCGAGGAGGGCGCTGAGGAGCGCTTCTTGATGTACATGGCGAACGAGGAGCACGCTCGCGGGGTTCACGACGATCTGCCGCGTGAAGAGCGCTTGATCAGGCTCAACAACGCGATCCAGATGTACAAGCAGTTCGTCAAACAGCAGCCGACGACAGACGACGGGTACCTCGCTAACCATCGTATCGCAGACGTCCAGCGAGAGCTCGGCGACTACAACTCGTCGATCGACACGGATCTCCAGGGCCTCAAGTTGCGTCCATCGTGGCCAGACAGCTACAACGGCATCTCCGCCACGCACTTGATGGTGGGCGAGTTCGCGCGCGCAGAGGAGTGGGCGACCGCTTGCATCAAGCTTGCGTCCAAGCCCACCACGACACAGGTCATCGAGGCGATCGAGAGCACGTACCAGCCCTACCTCAATCGCGGCGTAGCGCGCGCCGAGCTGGGCAGAGTCAAGGGCGCGCTGAAGGACCTGCGCCGAGCGCAGAGCGTCTATCCGACCAAGTCCACCGCGGAACTCATCGAGAAGCTCGAGGCTGCTGAGCCTCGGGCTCCCGTCGTCAAGACGAAGACGCGCTACCCGTCGCTGGGAAGCAAGTCGATCGCGTTCTTCACTCGGCCCACGTTCGAGCCGTGGCATCCCGACATCGAGGCAGAGAAGGGCATGGGCGGCGCGGAGACGTGCATCATGCGCCTGGCGCCCAGGTTCGCTGACGACGGTTGGGACGTCACGGTCTATGGCACGCCAGGCGAACACATCGGCATCGACGACGACGGGGTGCAGTGGGTCGAGATGAACGACTTCATCGCCGCAGTGTCGCACGACGTCGTCGTGTCCAGCCGCTCGCCAGAGCTCTTCGACGCGAACATCAACGCTGGGTGCAGGCTGCTGTGGATGCACGACGTCAACTGTCGTGACGACTTGCTGCACCTCGCGGGCTTCGGCAATCGCTTGTCGAGGATCGATGCTATCATCGGGCTGTCACAGTGGCACGCGCGACACCTGAGCGAGCTGTACGATACTGACAAGGTCATCGTGGTGCCTAACGGGCTCGACACGTCGCTGTACCAGGCTGAGATCCGCGATAACCGAGAGCCTCGCTTCGTGTACGCTTCGAGTCCTGACAGGGGCCTCGACGTGTTGCTGGGCATGTGGCCGAAGATCCGCGAGAGGTGGCCCACAGCGACGCTCGACGTGTTCTACGGCTGGTCGTCGATCGACGCGATTCTTGCTAGGATGGGTAACACAGGCTATGGCGCACATCTCAACAAGTTCAAGCGCTACGTCACGGGACTCGTCGAGACTCTGGGCTCTGAGGAGGGAGGCATCTACATGCGCGGCAGGGTGCCCCAAGCGCAGCTCGCCAAAGAGCTCTACGGCTACACTGCCTGGCTGTACCCGACGTTCTTCATGGAGACTTTCTGCATCACGGCGCTCGAGATGCAGGCTGCTGGTGTGCTGCCTGTCACGAGCGATCTCGCTGCGCTCTCCGAGAACGTCGTGCGTCCGGGCGTTTCGGGCTGGCCGAACAACGACAGCTACCAGCGAGAGTGGATGATGTCGCTCGAGGACACCATGGACCTCGTACAGCGCGGAGAAGCAGGAAGCCAGCGCGCTCAGGGCAGACAGTTCGCTCTGAGGCACTCTTGGAACGACGTCTACAAGCAGTGGCTAGACGTCATCGAACGACGCTCGCTGAGGCGTGCTGCGTAGTGGCTTGGTGGCGCCGTCTGCTTGCGGAACAGGCGGAGCGCAAGAAGCGAAAAGTGACCTCACGACGCAGGAACGCAGCTGCGAAGGCGTCGCGGACTGCGCAGAGGCAAAAGGCGATGACAGCTAGGCGCAGGCGGCAGCGTCGTAACGGGAGGAACGGACGCTAGGATGCACGAGTCACATGTCGTAACGTGAGCTCGTCAGAGCTCCCTAACGGGGGAGCTCTGATGGTGAGGCTCGCAAACGTCGAGAGGCGTCTCGAAAAGCTGTACGACCTGGAGCCCGCAGTGCTGGCGCACTCTGTGCGCGATCTTCACGAGGACGTCCAGGATTTGCGAGACGAGATGCGCTCTCTTCGGCGAGCCGTTGTAGGTTCGGCAATCACCGTGGCGGTCTCAGCAGTCGGTTTCGCATTCGTCGTGATGCAGACGTGGGGCACGCCTTGACATCACATCGTCCGCGGGCGGAAATCGTCGTCTGGATAGCGGCTACTATCGCTATTCTTTCGCTGCTTTTCGCCGCGTACTGTGTTGCAGCCTTGCGACAGCACGAAGTGCGGCTCACAGATATCGAAGAGCTCTTGAGGTTGCTCGCAGATCGCTGCATCCCTAAAGGAGCGTCATGAACTACGTCGTGTACGATTCGCTTCTTGACGTACCTCTCGACGAGCCGCAGCTCGACGGAGACGACTCTTTCGCAGTCGACTCGTCAAAGCGCCAGGCGCGCAAGGAGCTCAGATTGCCCGTGGCAGCCCAGAGCGCTCCGCGCGCGCTGGTCGCAAAGTTCCCTGGCGAGCTGAAGCTCGGTGACAAGGGCGCTGGAGCGTTCGCTGTCAAGCGCGCGCTCAAGAAAGCGCTCGGCAAGCCCCTGGGTCCGCTGATGAAGAAGCCTTGGGACGATCA